GCAATTCCCGCGAACAGTTGGGACATCTTCTTTTTGTCAGGATTAATCGAGACCTCAGACACGGCCTTTGCTGGTTCAGCACGACCGAAGATTCGTTTATTTAGGTCTGTGTTTGGTTTTTCGTCTGGAAGCAGTTTGTATTCTGGGGTGTCAGGACCAACAGAACTTTTCAAGGTTAAACCAACCTGTCTTAGGTTCTGCATTGCAGACTTAACTGTCGAGGTGTCTTCCGACTCTTTGAATGTTTTGGAAAGTAGGGTGTTGCCTTCGGCGTCTTTTTCGAACAGACGCATAGCCGAACCCGGTTCGTCAGCAATGTCTTTGAAATACTGGAGTGCTGACGTGACGAATGTATTACCACGCCCAGATTTCTCAGCGTAGGTTTCGGCAACCTCGCGAAGGGTTGCGGTTTTGGGGTCTAGGTCAGCCATCTAGTATCCAAAGGTCGCATCGAAGGGTTGGAACGCTTGGTCCTTGATGCCTTGAAGTTGTTTATGAATTGAAGTGTAACCAGAGGTTCGCGTCATAACCATATACCGCAACGCATCGTAGGCATGGTCCTCTGCCTTGGTGTCTACATCTTCACTGTTGGTTTTGGAGAGAGGTATGCCCGACAGTTGTGCGGTGATATGCTTACAGTTGGAAAATATTCGTAGACGTGGTTCGTTGGAGTACGGGTCGTCGGCAAGCCGCCTGTGAATTTCCATTTTACCTTGGAGACGGTTGCGGTCTGAGGGAATCCAACGTACCCCGGCCCGCATCATTGTTTCAGCGATAGACGGACCAAAACCTGTCTTGTTCCAACATGAGGCGTCCAAGACCGTGTAATGTGGTTCAGGGTCTAACTCCTCACATTCTAATATTTTATCAGCCAATTGTTCTGCTGTCAAGTGTTTTGCGTAAAGTTCGCGATAAACCCAAATATTGTTGTCCCAGTCGATTGCACCCCACAGGACACACGACGGGCTGGAGTACCCGTAGTCGGCTGCACGGATGCGAGGCCAGTTCGTGGGAAGTTCGAACGGTTCGACAATATGACGCACTCTTGAAAACTCGGGGAAGGCTGCTCCCTCTGCCACGTCCCAATCCCCTTCGAGAAGCCGTCTACGCTCGACTTCTGGGAGCGACCTCAACATGGCCTCGTATTGACCATCTGCCATGAGGTAGGGATTGTCGGTCAACCGTGCCGGAACGAATTTGCGGTAGAACAGCGGTTGCCCTGCTTTAGGATGACCATCAGGCCATAAGAATGGTTTGCCCGTCTCTGGGTCGGATGCTGGAAACGCCTTGTTCTCCTCGTGGGGGTCGATGTACATCTTCTTGACCCACCAGCCACCAACCCCACCGGGGTTAGCCGTGCATCGCATACAGAGATTTTTTTGGAGTTCGGGGTCCGTGGAACGTAAGCGTGAACGCAAATAATCCCAGACGTAACTGCTGGGATATTGGGTAATTTCGTCGACACCAATCCAGTTGAAAGCCTGACCTTGGAAACGGGTTACGTCCTTGTCACGGTCGAGGTAGGTAAACCAGATGGTTGCCCCAGAGGGAAAGTGCCACGTGGACTTCGATTCGCGGAAGGTTGCGCCGGGAAAGGCTTTGGTGTAGAGTTGCCGGGATTTATCGATGAGTTCGGTTAACTCATCCAGAGTACGCCTAAGAAGAAGCCCGCGATGATTAGGGTTGTGACAATACCTAAGAGGGTCAGCCAAGAGTGCAAAAGATTTACCCCCTCCAGCGGCTCCTCCGTAGAGCACATCTTGCTCAGGTGCAGACAGAAACTCTTCCTGAGGTCCCGGATTCGGTCTAAATATGACTGGAGTGTCGTCAATGAGGTCTGCAACTGCTGGTGGTAAGTCTTGCAAGTCTCCTTGGTCGATAACACGAGATTTTTCACCTTTGAGAGCATCTTCTATCTTTCCTGCTGCTTCTTTTAGGCGTTTGACCTTCTGCCTTTTGGTCTGCACCTTCTGTTCTTGTGTTTTTGCCGACTTCTGGGCGTTCTTCAGTTTCATTCGAACGCTACGGCGGGCACGTTCCTTGGCAGACGTGCGATATTCAGCCTTAGGAGCGTTGGGGTCCTTCTTGGGACGTCCACGACCACGGGGCTGGGCTAGGGTTTCGGGGCTGGGGGGCACTAGGGTGCGTTTACGAGGCAAGGTTACTTCTCTGCGCTACCTGCAGCCGAACGCCCTTTGGGAGAGTTTACTTTCTTAACAACGTCGAGGGTGATTCTATCATAAGGGTCGTACTTGCTACTGATAGCCCCTGTCATGTTTGCTTCGTTTAAGTCATTTAAGTAGCCAGCAACCTGCTCATCAGTCAGATTGTCTTTATTCAAAAGTGCATCTTCTGCAATCCGTGCTCTAGCACCTAGCATTTTATTTTTTTGATATTTTTGCTCAGCCATGTTCTCAACCTTTCTCAGAACTTGATGCGGCCCTACGACCTCTGTGAACTCTGCCACCGTGGGCAAATCCTGCTGGGTTTTCTTTCTTTTGTTGCTTAAGAGTTTTTTCTCGTCCTGCACTGTCTTTTTGCACCACATTCAGGTCATCATACTCTCCAGACGCAACACCCAGTTCAGAAAGAATCCTATTTCGGATGGTATTATCTGAATATTTTTCATCGTCAGGATAATACTTTTGCAAGTTTTTTAAGATAGCAACACTGCCCTGTTGTTTGAAATTTAACTTATCAAAAAGAGGCGTTATTTTTTTTAGAGCACCTCTGTGTTTTTTAATATACGATGCCCTGTCTTCCGTATCCTCCACAGTAGACTGTTTAGGCGTTTTTGATTTTGGATTAGCCATCGATGATTACCTCTTTCTTGGGGGGCAGCAGGACAACACCGTGAATTGCCTGTACGTTGTGGTTCATGGTCTCTTGTTTGCCCAAACCAACCCGATTTAAGATGGCTTCGGCTGCTTTCATGCGGAGTTCGTCGGCTCGTTCGATGTCGTGGCTATCAACGAGGCTAACTATCTTGTTCGCGGCCCGTAGGGAGTGCCCTGCAAGCATGGTACGGGTACGCTCCACAATCTCATCCGCCAACTTGTCCTTGAGCCAAGCCGTCGAACCCTTGGAATAGCCCACGGCTTCGGCTGCAGCGGATAGATTGCCGCCATTTTCGAACAAGACGTCGAGAAATGCTTCCTGCTTCTCAGTTAAAGCGGGTTTTTTAGTGTTATTTTGTGGTAAGAGGTTCATTTATACGCCGGGATTGAATACACACTTGAAATACAGGTTGTGTTTGAAGGGTATTGTGGGAGATACGGAGAATACCATCTGGTCTATGCGGATGCGACAGAGTTCTTCTGTCTTGTACGGCCCCCAAGTATCGATGAACTCGATGCAATTGGGGTTGTCTCCGGTTGGTTCCGTGGTTCCTAGCGAACAAACCAAGAGGAATGCCGCGAACATGGGGGGTTTTTTCCTTTTCTAACAGGGTAGTATAGGCCCGATTTCCTGCCCTGTCAACCCTGTGAACCCAAAAAAATTTCGGGTAGGGGTGTTTTTTGAAAAAACCTGTTGACAAATCGGGTGGGGGGTGTATACTAGGACTTACTCCTGCCGGGGTTAAACCCCCAGTACCCCCCGGCTCCCCTCAGGCTCCCTAAAGAGTTCGCGGGAAAGCCCGCAGGTCTCCTCCCATCACCCCTAAAGTGCCCCTCCTTGGTCCACAGCAGCCCGCTGGTGGGCCTTTTTCTTTTCCCGAGGTCCCTTAGGGGTTCGCGGGAATACCATACAGGTAACCTTGAGAACCAAAAAATATGTTGGGATTGCATAGCAAATGCCCCACCCCCCGGGTGACCCTTGCGTGCCCGCGCACGAACCATATTTTTATCCTTTTAGTACACCTCACCGAAGCCTTCGAACCCCGCGAACCCGAACCCGCCTAATCCACCCGCCGAACACCCAAGAAGACACCCACGCCCGCCCGCGTGTGCGCGTTTTGTCATTTGTCAGGGTTGATTACTTGGGGGATGGCCTGTCGGTCTTGATAATACATGGATTCCACGCGATGGAACGGAAAAAGAAAACCTTGGGAAAACAACGCCAAGCCCGCGATATTGCGGCATGGAAACAAAAAAGAACCCCACCGCTAGGGATGGGGTTAAGTTGGGGGAGGAAACAGGTTCGCGGGAAGGCTTTAGAGGATAAAGAACGACACCGCTAGGATAATGCCAAGGATGGTCATTGGTCTAAGTCTTCGAAGGTATTTAACCCGCCTTCACTCTTGGCATATAGCCGCGCAAGGTCGATTGCGGAAGGCATATGGCGATAAACCTTGCGGAGATGTTCGCGGTCAAGTTGGGAAATGCAGATATGCAATTCCCTCAGTGCGCTTGAGATTTGATAGGTTCGGGTATCTACAAAGCCGAGTTCTTCTAGGTCTTTTTTCATCTTAAACATGGTTAAAAGTTCCTTTTCTAGTTGCTAGGACGGGATAGAACAACCACCCCGCCCCATTGTTATGCCAGATTATTCACCCGATGCCAAGCGGTATCTAGGACGCCGAGAACCCGTCAATTCCTTTTCAACCCGAATTGAAACGGGTTTAAGCGAACGTCGGAGGTTATAGAGGCGATTCGTAAAGGCGTATTTAGTAATACCCAGTTCGCGGCAAATAGTCTGGTAGTTCACCCCGTTTTTACGCTCCGCCAAGAAATCGTAAAGTTCCTTTTCACTCTTAGACAGTTTCAAAGGATTAACCACAAACGAACCCGTGACGACTTCCGGCACGTTCGGGACGCTAGGCTTGTCCAGTTCGTGGCTAATTGCATTCGTGGCTTGCTGGATGGTCTCAACCATGATTGCGATATTTTGTTCATGTTTGATTCCATTGATTGCTTGCTGGATGGTCTTAACCATTACGGCGATAGTTTGTTCATTTTGATATTGCATTTTTTCAGTTCCTTTCATGGTTCATGCAATGGCGACGGCATAAATTATCATTATCAATAGAACCACCGTCACAGTCCTATATATTACATACAAGGCTTCCATGTTATGCGGCAACCCCCTCTAAGGTTTTCCACCCGTCGGATTCAATAACCGCCCGAACATCAGTTGCGCGATTGCGGCGAACATCCGCCTTGTTCGCGGTTTTCTTGCCCGTCTGGTAGGTCTTCCCGTCGTCGGTGGTGTATTCTTCATCCACGTGAGTTGACCAATGGGTTAAGGCATTATAGCCCGCCCACATAGTTTTACCCAGTTCGGGCAATTCTTCACGGAATCGGTGGATAAGATAATTATAACGCCGCTCGTTTACCTGCGAACGTGCACCGTGCTCCGCCGCCGCCCCTTTAGGCTTGCAAACCGTGGCCTTGATGATTTCCCCGAATTGCTCTTCATCCATCCGAACCATTCGCCAAGTTCGCATAGCGTCGACTTGCCCCTCCCAAAGTTGTAAGGCCAAGCCCGCCTTGGTCACCATGGCATCGGGGGATAGGTTCGCGGTATGCTTATGGCTTTGTTGATAGGCTTTCTTCCCGCCAAAGACTTGCGTATTGCGGCATAGGTCGCGGTATGCACCAGAAAAAACCTGAAACTTCCAAGTTCCATCGACGGAGTTGAAGATATCAAGACGGCATCGGACAACATCGCTGGAGTCCGCGATAGTTTCCTTTAGGTCATTAAAGAAAACAACCCGATGCGAACGCCGCCCGCCATCGTAGAGGTTATCATAGATATCAATATCATTGAGCGGCAAGCCCGATGATTCGATGATATC